CCAACGCTACAGATTCTACTTTTTGGGCATTAGGAGGAGAGAACCAAGCGACACAATCTCTTGGCTACTACATAACTATGTGCTCATTGAGCCAGAGTTCTGGGTCATGTACTGGTAACTTTGTTTCTACTTTCGTTAACGCATCTCCTCCTTACAATATAAACGATGAAGGTGACATAGCTCTATTTGTTTATATTAAAGAAGACTCGGATGGGAATATCACAGGGACTTACGTTTCTGGTACACCTCCTTGGGCGTATAATGGACCAACGTCGATTATTGCAGATCGCAGCAGTGAGACCGAAGCAGAAGATGGTAGTAAGTACTTTGTTAAGAAGTATAAGAATGTGCCTAAGAAAATCATCTTACCACCTTGGGAAGGAGGAGACTTAGATGAATGGTTAGCTCCACCAGAAACAGAAGAAGTTGAGATTGATCACACAATGAAGAATGCTGATATGGATATATTCCCTCATCCTTTTGCAAGCATAAAAGAAAATGAGAGAGTCATCTTTATAGAGCCTGCTTCTGCAATGTGTGATGTGCTGCGGCAACTTAGAGATAGAGGTGAGGACATCGGCAAGCTGTTTACTGATGGCTTTATTGACTACTCAGCTCCTTGTAACTCTTGTGCTCCTGCTGGTGTTGAAGTTAGACAAGCTAGGTGGAAGTAATGGAAAATGAGTCAGTAGATCTTATGGTGGTACTCTCACAGCTACTTGTAGCTTTGGGAGTGCCTCCAGTACTAGTAGGAGGAGGCGTAGGTTCATTAATAGTGCTACTTATAGCTTTCGTTGTTTATAAACTAACTGCCAGCAAATTTGTACCTTGGGAGTCCTTCGCAGCATTGAGGGATAGGGTTGCATTTCTTGAAGGCAAGACAGAGGATGATTAAATGGTACTTACAACTTTAATAGGTAGTGCTCTAGGTTTTGGTTCATCTTTGGCTCCTTCCATCATGCAGTTCATGCAGGATGGTAAGGACAAGAAGCATGAGCTGAAGTCTTTAGAGATGCAGATTGCTCTTATGGACAAGAAGAGTGAAATGGTAGTAGAGGAGGCGCAAGTCACAGGAGAGATGAACGCCATAGCATTAGAGATACAGGCTGAGATTGAGTCTATCAAAGGTGCTCATCAGCCTATGCAAGCCTTAGGGATTGGATGGGTTGATGCTTTACGAGGGTCAGTACGACCTATAGTTACTTACTGGTTTATGGGGTTATATAGTTATGCGAAGTACTCGGCGTATGTCAATTCGGAGGTGGTTTGGGGCGAGATGGACCAAGCCTTATTCGCCACCATCCTTGCATTCTGGTTCGGTGATAGAATTAAAAAGTATTACAATAAAGCCAGCTAAGATAATTGCTGTAGGACCTAGAGGTATTAGGCTGATAAAAGCTTCAGAGGGCCTGAGGCTTAAGCCTTACCTTTGTTCAGCTGAAGTCCCAACTATTGGATATGGAACTACAGGGAAGAATATCACACTTGATATGGCTCCTATAACTGAATCTGAGGCTGAATTAATGTTAAGAGGTAGTTTAACATGGGTCAGAAAAACGCTTCGTGACGGAGTCTCTGTGGACCTTAATCAGAACCAGTATGACGCATTAGCTTCGCTGATATATAATATTGGAGGGCCTAACTTTAAGTCTAGTGGCCTCCGTATGAAGTTAAACAGAGGCGACTATATAGGTGCTGAGAATGAGTTTTGGAAATGGCGACGAGCTAAAGGAAAGATCATCGCCGGACTTGTTAAGCGGAGGGAGGTAGAAAGACAGTTGTTCGCTCTGCCAATCGAGACTTCACAGACTCAAGATCATAGGCAAGTATAGCTATACCACCTTTCGACTCTATCTGTTCTAAGTTCCAGAGTTGTAAAGGTGTTGCCTTACCATTACCATACTTGACTTCAATAGCAAAGAACCTTCCTTCAGGAGTGCAACCAATGATATCAGGGATACCATTGCGATTGCACAGGATGGTCTTAAACACGTAGAAGCCTTCTTTCTTAAGCCAGGCTAGTATCTTTGACTGTAGCTTACTCTCACTCATAAAGCAGTCTCCAATGGTGGCAGATGTGCCCAATGGGTAAAGCCTGTGGGTGCATGTACGGATTCTGCTTCAGGTACCCACTTATCACTTACACTCCAGTATGCAATACCTACAGCATTCCTATGGCTCTCTACTCTCATGTAAACTACTGGTTCATTTGTAGGAGGTTTTTGTTTCTTTACACTTATCCACTCACTCATATCTAAATCCTTTAAACACTGGGAATCTAGGCACATCGTACTTAGAAAGCTCTTGGTACTTAAAAGTTACTTTCTGTCCTACATACTTCTCTGGGTTGTCCCATATCTCTTGCCTTTGCTGAGCATCAAACCCTGTACCAATACCAAACTTAATATCGTTCCACACAACTCGCAAAGAGCCTAGTGTACCTGAGAGCACCATACCTGAAGCTTCTGAAGATCTTTCAGTCTGTCCAAGATTGCCTGTTGTAGCTTCGTTCTGATTAGACTTACCTTCTTCAAGCCCGATTACTAACGCTTCATCATCATGCCACTTCTTTAGCTTAATGAGATAGCCTTGCTTAGGAGTACTTCGGCCATGCTTATAAGGTCCTTGGACTGCCCTAACCATCCCACCTTCATAGCCTTCCTTAATCCAGAGCTCCCACTTTTTCATTAACTCCTCTGGTGTTCTAATGCTATAGTGTTCTACCATTCTAAGCCTCTCTGGAGCTCTCGCTTGTACTACCATATGACTAGCAGCAGCTAGTCTGTCTACAAAGATCCCACCGTAATCAAACTTATCAAAGACATTTAAGTAGAAGTCAGGCTCTCCATGTATACTCATAATACTTGACTGGACTGCATTAAAGTCCCCTTCTACCATTAGTTCGCCGTCTAAGCCATCTATATGGTACTTAGCTAATTCTTTCTGCACGAACAGATTAGGTATAGGCTTTAAGTTTCTAGAGCACGCTACTCCATTGATGATCAAGCACCTAATACCATCTAGCTTAGGACTGGCTAAGACTGGGTATTGTATGTCTTCTAATGCTGGTGTTTTACTTGCTGCTAACATGGGTTTCATAACGTCTCCTTAGTGAATACTGAATCTACAAAGTTCTTCTTGTTCTTACTTACTGTCTTGTACGCTTGCTCTGATATTGCTTTCTTAACTAATAGATAATGGACCTTTATAGGTGTAGCCCGTAAATTATTAGCTTGTCTAGCCCTTCTTTGAGTGTGCCGTGCTGTAGAGAAGTCTTGACTATAGATGATCAAGTGCTCATGCTTATGTAAGTCTACTCCTTCAGCATAGCTAGTAGCTTGCAGTATCCTAGCTTTATTAAAATACTGGTATAGCTTAGTTTCCTCTGCTTGGTAGTTATACATTATAACTAAGTCTTCTGTGTCTCCAAAGTTCTCTAGTATGAACTGGATCTTCTCAGTGTTACCTAGTACCTTATAGACATTCTCCATCTTCATAGTTCCACCTTCTAACTGGTGAAGGCTAAACCTCATCTTACTTTTAGTATCACAGATCAGTAGCATGCCTGGCAGCTGTACCATCTCATCAGTTATGACAGTGTTGTAATAGTGCTTAGTCTCTTCGTCTAATTCTATGAAGTGTACTATGTCTTCTGGCTCTTGATCAAACCCAAGCTCCTTACGGGTTTTAGAGATGAATAAATGATTAGCCTCAGCCATTATCAAATCGACCTCACAGCGGTCATATTTGTTCTTAGGAAGGCCTTGTACTTCTATCTGATACAAATGTCCATAGTCTTTAAACCACTGATAGAAGTTCCTGTATCTCTTCCACGGAGACCATGAGCTCAAGGCAAACTGATGATACAGCATCTGAGGTCCTTGGGCATGTGGAGTAGCTGACATGTAGATAATAGGCCTTAACAATACAAGTGGTAGAATCTGGTTCCACATTCCTCCAACCTTAGGAAAGGCACTAATATAGTTATGAGCTTCATCTAATATAACTAAGTCATAATCTTCTCCTTGATGTTTGTGAGCCTGATGATAATTAGTTACTGTGTACTGGTTCAAGTGGTCATAAGCTTCTAGAGTCTCATGCCATCCTTCCAACGCAGTCTTCTTAGTGATCACCAAGATATTATTAGCTAAGCTCTTCTCTGCTGTGAGAATGGCTGTAAGAGTCTTGCCAGTGCGTTCCTCCATAGCAAGATATACCATGCCGTACTGCCTGAGTATGGCCAAAGCCACATCAGACAGCTGTTCTTGAAATAGCCAAGGTTTCATTGTTGCTTAGTCCCTGGGCATTTGCCGTAGAAAGCACAGAAGTTCTCAGAGCAGAACATGTACTTAGGGTTAGGCCTCAATATAGTTTCAATTGGGGCAACATCTTTCATCACTAGGTCTAGAGTGTCTAATATGATATTAACCAGGTCTTTAGCCTGATCCACATTAGTAGGTTGAGGTAAGATCA